TTATATAGATGAAGAATTTAAGCGTCGCGACGAAGGGTTTTGGTTCTATAATAAAGGCGTGGCTACTTACGTCACTGGTACTCACTATATGTACTTGCAGTGGGCCAAGATTGATGTTGGGGCAGCGGAGTTTAGGGAATCAAACAGATTATTCTTTATATTCTGGGAAGCTTGTAAAGCAGACCAAAGGTGTTATGGAATGTGCTATCTTAAGAATAGACGATCTGGATTCAGTTTTATGGCTTCAGGGGAAACAGTTAACCAGGCTACAATTTCAAGTGATGCACGGTTTGGAATATTGTCCAAATCTGGTGGGGATGCAAAAAAAATGTTTACAGATAAGGTAGTACCAATATCGGTTAACTATCCTTTCTTTTTTAAACCAATACAAGACGGTATGGACCGTCCAAAAACAGAACTTGCGTATAGAGTACCAGCTTCTAAACTAACAAGACGCAAATTAGATCAAGGCGAAAACCCAGAAGAACTAGAGGGGCTTGATACAACTATTGACTGGAAAAATACAGGTGACAACAGTTATGATGGTGAAAAGCTAAAGCTATTAGTACACGATGAATCCGGTAAGTGGGAAAGACCTGATAATATATTGAACAACTGGAGGGTTACTAAAACTTGTTTAAGATTAGGTAGTAGGATTGTAGGTAAATGTATGATGGGTTCAACATCTAACGCATTGGATAAAGGCGGTAAGAACTTTAAGAAATTATATTATGACTCAGACGTTACCAAAAGAAACCGCAACGGACAGACTAGCTCAGGATTATATTCTTTGTTTATACCTATGGAGTGGAATTACGAGGGATTCATTGATGCTTATGGACACCCTGTCTTTAATACGCCGTCAGAACCAATTGAAGGCCCATACGGAGAGCTCATTGATCAAGGAGTAATTGAGCATTGGCAAAACGAAGTTGACGGCTTAAAAAATGATCAAGACGGCTTAAACGAATATTACCGACAGTTTCCAAGAACGGAGCAACACGCATTCCGTGACGAAGCAAAAGAATCTTTATTTAATCTAACTAGAATATATCAACAGATAGATTATAACGCAGAGGTTTCAAACCATATGAAGGTAACGCAAGGCAGCTTTCAATGGTTAAACGGCAAACAAGACGGTGAAGTTATTTTTACACCGAATAAAAACGGAAGATTTAAAATATCTTGGGTACCTCCGAAAAAATTACAAAATTGCGTAATAAATAAAAATGGAGTCAAGTATCCTGGCAATGAACATATGGGCGCGTTTGGGTGTGACTCATACGATATATCAGGTACAGTTGACAAAAGGGGTTCTAAAGGATCTTTGCATGGTTTAACAAAGTTTAGCATGGAAGACGCTCCACCAAATATGTTTTTTTTAGAATATATTGCAAGACCTCAAACAGCTGAGATTTTTTTTGAAGATGTGCTAATGGCTTGCGTATTTTACGGTATGCCAATACTTGTAGAAAATAACAAACCAAGATTACTTTATTATTTAAAGCGTAGAGGTTATCGCGGATTTTCAATGAATAGACCTGATAAGCTTTGGAACAAGTTATCTGTTACAGAAAAAGATATAGGTGGAATACCCAACTCATCTGAAGATATTAAGCAAGCACATGCTGCTGCAATTGAAAGTTACATAGAAAATTATGTAGGTGAATTATCAGATGGTACATATGGCGATATGTATTTGCAAAGCACGCTAGAAGATTGGTCAACTTTTAATATAAATAATCGTACAAAACACGATGCTACTATTAGCTCTGGATTAGCGATTATGGCCTGTAATAAAAATAGATATAGACCGTCAGCGGAAAGAGTATTAAAATCTGTACCGCTTGGTTTTAAAAAATACAACAATAAAGGATATACTTCAAAAATAATATAATAGATGGTTAACACTAATTACAAAAGCTCGTTTCCCGACCAGGTGGTACCTAATGAGGAAAAGCAGACGTATGAGTATGGTTTGCAAGTAGCAAGAGCTATTGAAAACGAGTGGTTTAGAAATAACCGCGGAGGTGATCGCTTTACGGCAAATTACCAAGAGTTTCATAAAAGAAGACTTTATGCGCGTGGCGAGCAATCTGTTCAAAAATATAAAGATGAATTATCAATAAACGGTGATTTATCTTATCTTAATTTAGATTGGAAACCAGTACCTGTTATTCCTAAGTTTGTGGATATTGTTGTAAACGGTATGTCTCAGCGCAACTATGAAATAAAGGCTAATGCGCAAGATCCTATAGCTCGTCAAAAGAAAACAAGATACGCACAGACAGTATTGTCTGATATGTTTAATCGTAGCAGCTTAGAGCAGCTTACGCAAGAAACAGGTATTAACTTTTTCTCTGTACCAAACCCCGAGGAACTACCTAAAGATAAAGAGGAGTTTGAGGTTTACATGCAACTTAACTACAAAGAAGCAATTGAAATTGCGCTTGAAGAGTTAATTAATAATACTTTAGAAAAAAATAAATATGATGATGTGCGTAAACGTATTGTTTACGATTTAGTTGTATTAGGTATTGGAGCTGCTAAAACAGAATATAATAGATCAAACGGATTACGTACTAAATATGTAGATCCAGCAAACTTAGTATATTCTTATACAGAAGACCCTAACTTTGACGATCTGTATTATGTAGGTGAAGTAAAGCAAATATCTTTATCAGAGATTGCAAAACAGTTTCCTTATTTATCAGAAAGCGATTTAGCTGAGATTCAAAAGTACCCAGGTAATTCTGATTATATGCGAAACTACTTTGGGCAAAATGATAACAATACTATTAGTGTTTTGTATTTTGAATATAAAACATACGAAAAGCAAGTATTTAAAATAAAGAAAACAGAATTTGGTTTAGAGAAAGCTTTAGAAAAGCCTGATACATTTAACCCACCTGAAAATGATAACTTTGAGCGTGTTGAAAGAACAATAGAGGTTTTATATACAGGTGCTAAAATATTAGGCCACGAAAAAATGCTTAAGTGGGAATTGGCAGAAAACATGACAAGACCCAATTCTAATTCGCCTAAAGTTGAAATGAACTATACTTTAATGGCGCCTAGAATGTATAAAGGCAGAATTGAATCATTAGTAAGTCGTATTACCGGCTTTGCTGATATGATTCAGCTGACGCATTTAAAGTTACAACAAGTAATGTCTCGTATAGTGCCAGATGGTGTGTATGTAGATGTTGACGGGCTAGCTGAGGTTGATTTAGGCAATGGCACAAATTACAATCCAGCAGAGGCTTTAAATATGTATTTTCAAACTGGTAGTATTGTTGGGCGGTCGTTTACACAAGAAGGTGATATGAACCCGGGCAAAGTACCAATTCAAGAGTTGCAAACATCGTCTGGGCAAGGTAAAATCGCATCGCTTATTAATACGTATCAATATTATTTACAAATGATACGCGACGTAACGGGATTAAACGAAGCAAGAGATGGTAGCCAGCCAGATAAAAATGCTTTAGTTGGTTTACAAAAACTAGCTGCTGCAAATTCCAACACAGCTACAAGACATATATTGCAAGCTATTTCTTACATTACTCTTCGCTTGTGTGAAAATATATCGTTAAAAGCTAAAGATATATTTGAGTTTGCGCTTACAGAAGAAAGCCTTATACAAAGTATAAATGAGTTTAATGTTAATACGCTGGAAGAAATTAGCAAGCTTCATATGCATGATTTTGGTATTTACCTACAGTTAGAGCCAGATGCTGAAGAAAAGCAAAGCTTAGAAATGAATATTCAGGCAGCATTACAATCGGGCTCAATCTATCTGGACGACGCCATTGAAATACGTAATATTAACAATATTAATTTGGCTAATAAGTATTTACGCATTAAGCGCCAGAAAAAACAAGAAGAAGATCAGCGTGCGCAGCAGTCTAATATACAAGCGCAGGCACAGGCAAACGCTCAAGCATCAGAAGCAGCCGCGTTAGCAGAATTACAAAAGCAGCAAGCACTTACTGAATCTAAATTACAATTAGAGCAAGGTAAGTCACAGTTTGAAATAAATAAACTTGAACGCGAGGCTGAAATTAAAATGCGATTAATGGAATTAGAATTTAATTTTAATAAGCAATTAGCAGAATCTCAAGCTGAAATTATTAAATCTAAAGACGCATATAAAGAAGATCGTAAAGACGAAAGAACTAAAATACAAGCAAGTCAATCATCCGAATTGATTGATCAAAGAAAAAACGATACAGCACCTAAAAAGTTTGAATCTGCAGGATTTGATGTATTAGGTGGTTTTGACTTAGGGCAGTTTGATCCTAAGTAACATTTTTATTAATTATATATTATTTTATCATGGCGGAAGCAGTAAAAACAGAAGGGGAATTTAAAGTAAAACCCCGCAAAATGAAACAATTGACAGAAACCCCTGAAACAATTAAGGTAGATTTGTCTAAAAAACCGGAAGAACAACCAGAAACAAGTGATACCATTAAGGTAGATCTTGCTGAAACAAAACAACAAGAAGATGCCGTTCAAGTCAATACAGCAGATGAGAGCAATGCTACTGTCGAAGAACCCAAAAACGAAACAAGTAGCGAAGAAGTGGTTGAAGAAGTACGGGCCACCGAAGAAGAGCCGGTAATACAGGAAATAACAGAAGAAGAAGTACAAGAGCAAACCGAAACTTTGCAAGAGCAAGTAAACGAGGCGGTACAACAATCTGTTGAACAAAATATTAATTTGCCTGAGAACATTGAAAAAGTTGTAAACTTTATGAATGAAACAGGCGGTACATTAGAAGATTATGTAAGATTAAATGCTGATTATTCTGATGTTGATAATAATACGCTTTTGCGTGAATACTATCGCCAAAGCAAACCTCATCTAGACGCAGAAGATGTATCGATTCTTTTAGAAGACTTTACATGGGACGAAGATATAGATGATGAAAAAGATATCCGCAAGAAAAAAATTGCGTATAAAGAAGAAGTTGCAAAAGCCAAAGGCTTTTTAGACGAGCTTAAGGGTAAATACTACGATGAGATCAAGTTGAGACCAGGCGTAACCCAAGAGCAACAAAAAGCAGTTGACTTTTTCAATCGATACAATGAGGAGCAGCAAGTTATACAGCAGCGTACAGAAGATTTTCAAAATCGTACCAAAAGCTTATTTAACCAAGATTTCAAAGGTTTTGATTTCAGTTTAGGTGAAAAGAAGTTTAGGTATGGGCTAAAAGACAATTCTTCTGTTGCGGAAACACAATCAGACCTTAACAACTTTGTCAAGAAGTTCTTGAACGAACAGGGTGAAGTGTCAGATTTAAACGGTTACCATAAAGCTTTATATGTAGCTAATAATCCAGACCGAGTAATAAATCATTTTTACGAACAAGGTAAAGCAGATGCAATACGCGAATTAAATGCTAAATCTAAAAACATTAGCAATGAGCCAAGGCAAACGCAAAGCGGTGACGTATTTATAAATGGTTTAAAAGTTAGGGCTATTACAGGTGCGGACTCAACAAAACTAAAAATAAAACGAAAACTTAAAAATTAAAAAAAATGGCATTATCACCATTGTTTGGGGACATTAACCCAACATTACAAAAACAAGCTACCAGCGGAAACTACCTAGATTTTACTAGTGGTGCTGGTAATGACTTCTCTCAGCAATATCTTCCTGAAATTTATGAAGCAGAAGTGGAGCGTTATGGAAACCGCACACTTTCTGGATTCTTAAGTATGGTTGGCGCTGAGATGCCTATGACTTCTGACCAAGTTGTATGGAGTGAGCAAAACCGCTTACACATTTCTTACGATGCATGTACAATTCTAGCTGCTGACGACGCTACCATTACAGTTGAAGATAGCGACGGATCTATTGCAGGTGGAAAAGCGCATGCAATCCGCGAAAATTCTTTAATTGTTGTTATTGATCCAGCTACTGGAACTGAGCAAAAAGCAATTGTAAAAGGAGCCCCTACAGCTACTACTGTAGAAGCTTATCCCTTTGGCGCTGCTGCTTGGAATGCTAGTTTAGTATCAGCAACTTCACTTAAAGTGTTTGTATTCGGTTCTGAGTTTGCAAAAGGAACTGGCGGAATGACTGGTTCAGTTGAGCCTACCTTCACGCAATTTTCTAACTCCCCCATCATCATTAAAGACAACTATTCTATTAATGGTTCTGACACAGCTCAGATTGGTTGGGTAGAAGTTGCTACTGAAGATGGAACTTCTGGATACTTATGGTATTTGAAAGCTGAGTCTGAAACTCGTCTACGTTATCAAGATTATCTTGAAATGACTATG